GAGCAAACTCCTTTAACTGGAACTAAGAGATGATAGACGATTCTAAAATTGACAGACTAGACCGATTCGGAAAAGCACTTTTGTCCAAAAGGCAGAAGGCTATCCAAGCTCGTAAGAAATCGGGCATAGAAGAAATTTGGGATCAAGATAGTGAATACTATGAAGGTATTGACGACGCTAATCGCGGTGAAGTTAGTACATCTATTACCAAAAATCTTGTAGATCGTGGCGGTTATTCGCGTGTAAATAGAAAGCGAACTGGCTCAAACGTGTTTATGAATATCACCAAGCAATACACAGATATTGCCGCCATGTCACTTGCTGATATGCTCCTTCCAGTTGATGATGCAAACTTTGAAGTTCGCCCAACGCCTAAGCCTGCTACAATGGAATTACTACAAGTAAAACCCCTTGATGTTGGCGTTGTCATGTATAAGAATCAACAAATGCCTATTGAGCAATTTGAAGATACCATTAAACAAGACGCAAAGAAAAAAGCAGAGGAAGCTCAAAAACAAATCGAAGATTGGCTTGTTGAAGCGCATTGGAATCGTGAAGTGCGTAAAGTGCTACGAGATTCAGCTATTCTGGGTACGGGCGTTATCAAAGGCTGTTATCCAATTATTGATGAGCAAAATTCCGTACACAAGTTATTTCAAAAGCAAATGCCGACACCTCAAGGTGAAATGCAAGCAGAAGGTGTTGCGGATGTTAAGGTTGTTGAAATTCGCCCAGCATCAAAACGTATCGATGTAAGGAACTTTTATCCCGATCCTGCGTGTGGAGATGATATTCACAGCGGCAGTTTTGTTTGGGAACGTGACTATATTACGAAAAAAGAATTGCGTAATTTACGCAAAGCAAAAGGTTACATTTCTTCTCAAATTGATTTAGTGCTTAGAGAAGGTGCTGACGACGATTTAGAAAAGAAACGTGATAAAACTAACTTTGGTGATAGATTTGAAGTGTGGTATTACTATGGTGAAGCTAATAAGGATGACCTTGAAGCTGCTGACTGTACTTGTGGTGATAGCGATACTTATGATGTTGTGGTTGTCATTGTCAATAATCGCGTTATCAAAGCTACCATGAACCCACTGGAAAGCGGTGAATTTCCTTACGATGTGATGGTGTGGCAACCCATGAGCGATACTTGGACAGGTATCGGTGTTGCACGTCAAGTAAGAGAACCTCAACGCATTATTAATGCCGCTACTCGTAATTTACTTGATAACGCAGGTAAAGGCGGTAGACCGACCACAATTATTGCTGATGGGGTTGAATCGGCCGATGGTGGATTAGTTGAAGTGGGTAGCGGTGCATTGCTTAGATTGTCACCCGATTCCCCAATACAAGATGCGCGTGGCGCAATAAGCTCAATCATTATTCCCATCATCACACAGGATTTGATGGCAATCATTCAGTACGCGCTAAAGATGGCTGAGGACATTACCGGCTTACCAATGATGCTACAAGGTCAACAAGGTAATGCGCCAGATACTGTTGGCGGCATGACCATGCTTCAGAATAACGCTGGAACTATTCGCAGAAACATTGCTCGTAACTTTGATGATCGCGTCACTGTTCCACACATTACACGTTATTATGAATGGATAATGCTTTACGGTGATGAGCAATTGAAAGGTGATTTTAATATTGAAGCTCGTGGATCAACAGTTCTGTTTGAGCGCGATGCGCAACACCAAGCCATTATGCAATTAGGCGCTCTTGTAATGAACCCTGCTTTCCAAATCAATCCTGCTAAATGGATTGATGAAGCATTTAAAGCGCAACGTCTTGATAGTAAACGCTTTAAATTTACCGAAGAAGAAATTAAACAGATGCAGGCGCAAGCACAACAAAATCCACCGCAAGATCCAAAAGTCGCAGGTCAGATTGAAGTTGCTAAAGTTCGTGCATCGGCTGAAATGGATAAAGCGAAATTCTTGCAATCCACCGATATGGCTGAAATGCAAGTTAAAGAAACGCTCGCTATGCAAGAACTCAAATTCAAAGCACAACAGGCAGAGATTGATCGTCAGCATGAGATTCAAATGAAGCAGATGGAACGTGACATGAAGATTATGGAATTGTCGCAATCTACTCAAATTAGCGTGGCAACAATCAAATCTCAATTAGCGCAAACAGCTCAAAAATTAAACGTACAAACGCAATTATCTAAACAGGTGCTAACTCCTCCAAGTGAACCGGCAGGTAGAGCGCCAAATGGACAGGCTTATCAGAAATGATAGAAAAACCTAAAGTAGATACAAATTCTCCAACATGGATTGCAATTAGAGAATATCATATTGCAAGACTGGATGAATTGCGTAGAAAGAATGATAATCCTCAATCACAGGATGTAACAGATAGACTTAGAGGGCAGATACTTGAAATTAAGAATCTCCTGTCTATAGAAAAACCCGTAGGCGAGTAATATCCCCTGCAATTTGTAATTCGCACAGCAAATGCCCTGCGACTAAAATGCGAAAGCATAGGAAGTAAAAATGGAAGAATCACAAGTACAAGAAGAAAGCATTGAATTAGAAATTGATGATGCGTTTGCTGATGGCTTTGAGGAGTTTGGCGAAGATTCGTCCAACGAACACAAAGAAGAAGTAATCCAAGAACTTGTCGAGCAAAATCCATCGTTTTCTGAAGAACAGATTCGTGAATTGTTTGAACAAAACAACCAAAGATTATTTGGCAAAATTGGCGAGATTAACCGAGAAGTTAAGCGTCTTGAAGCACTGGCTCAATCGTCCGCGCAACCAAGAGAAGCACAACCTATCCAAGTTACTGCTGAGATGTTTTCCAATATGCGAGAAGAATTTGGCGAAGATTTCGCAAATGCTTTAGCTAGGGATTTATCGCAGATACCTTTACAGCAACAAGGTGGTGGCATCGATCAAAATCAGATTGATTACATTTTGCAGCAAAAGGTCGCTCAAATAGAAAATAATTTTGAAATGAAGATGGTGACGAGAGAGCATCCCGATTGGGAATCGATTGCACAATCACAAGATTTCAACGGTTGGAAGAACCAATTACCTGCGGATATTCAAGATAGACTTGATACTACATGGGATTCTGGTTTTATTTCCGCTGCAATTAGCGCTTATAAACGTGACAAGGCTTTGTATCAAGAACAAAAAAGTAAGAAAAATCAACGACTTGAATCGGCAGTTATGCCAAAAAGCACAGGTGGGTTTGATGAAAATTACGAAGATGATTTTGAAGCAGGGTTTAATACAGACTAACTTACTTTTATTTAATAACGTCGAGATGACGTAAGGATGCTTTAAAATGGCTATTCAAGGTTATAACACTTCTCCCGCCAGAATTAACAAATTCAAAGGCGAGATTTTAAAACACGCTGTTGCGCTAGAAGTTTTAGCAAAACAAGGTCGTCAAATTTCTTTGCCTAAAAACCAAAGTGAAACTTATGTAGCACGTCGTTATGTTCCTTATAACGCAACTGCTGGTAATCCAAACATCTTTTTTCAAAACGTAACTGGTGATCGCGGTACAGCAATGGCTAACGCACACTTAACGCAAGAAGGTGTTACACCACAAGCGGATACTATCGTAGCGCAAGACATTACTGCGGTAATCAATCAATATTCATGCTTATACAGCTTTACTGATAAAGTGGCTGATTTGTACGAAGATGATATTCCTAAAGCAATGGTTGAACAAGTTGGTGAACGTGTTGCGCTTGTTAATGAAATGATTCTATTTGGTGCTTTAAAAGCGTGTACTAACGTATTCTACTCTGGTACAGGTACTTCTATTGCAACAGTTAACGACTATTTGAAATTAGCGAATATTCGTAAAATTACTAAAGCAATGCAAGCTAACCATGCTCGCCCTGTAACTAACACATTAAAAGCATCACCAAATATCGCTACTCAACCTGTTGAAAGCGGCTATGTGATTGTTTGCCACACTGACTTAGAACCCGATTTGCGTGATATTGCTGGTTTTATTCCAACATCACAATACGCAAGCGGTACGCCAATGCCAAATGAAATTGGTCGCGTTGAGCGTTTCCGTTTCATTACTTCACCAGATTTACCTGCTCAATTGAGCGCTGGTGCGGCTATTGGTGCAACTGGTTGTCAATCAACTTTAGGCACAAGTATTGATGTATATCCTTATTTCGTATTTGCTCAAGATGCGTTCTCGCAAATTGCATTACGCGGTAAAGAATCAATGTCACCTACTTTCATCCCAGCGGGTGAAAAAACTAAATCTGATCCACACGGTCAACGTGGTTATGCCGGTTCAATCTGGTGGAAAGGTGTGATGATTGAAAATAACCAATGGATGGCTTTAGGCTATACTGGCGTTAAATCACTTTAATTAATATCTGCGCCAAGTTAATTCTTGGCGCACTCCTCAGAGGATTTTGAAATGGCTGAAAATACTACCTATTTGATTACCAATAAAACAAATGATGAAGATTCACAACTTGATATGTTCATTCGTTTGTCATTTGACGCAACTGCTATTACTGCGGCTGATTACGTTGAATTGAAAATTGGCTGTAAACCACGTTATGTATGTGTGGAAAACTTTACTGACTTAACTAAACTTGAATGGTATGAAGGTGTAACCACTAACGTATCAGCAGGTTCATTTGTAGCTGGTAATTACTATACTATTAAAACTGTAGGCTCAACTGACTTTACTTTAGTTGGTGCGCCTAACAATGTCGTAGGAACTAGCTTTACTGCAACTGGTGTTGGTGCTGGTTCTGGTGTAGCAGTGACTAATGATAACGTAGCGATTAAAACAATTGCAGCAGGTACTCGTACCCTGCTTACAGCAAATAGCATTGTTGTTCGTGACCGCGTTATTCAAATTTCACAAAACGCAACAACCGCTATTATTTTGGCAAGTAAAGATTTAGCAGTTCGCGCTTCAGCTTAATGCTTTATCGGCAGTGTGTCTTTTAGGCGCACTGCCATTTTTTAATTTATCGGAGTTTAATCATGGCAATTCAAAAAGAATTACATACAGAAGAAGTACGCGGTAGAGCGAAACCTACTATTAATTTAGAAGATAGCTTAGTTGATATTCGTGACAATGAAGAAATCATTGTAGAAACAAGTGGGATTGATTTAGAGTATCTTGATGAACTTCAGTTCATGGAAGAAAAAGTCACTATTCGCATTGAGCCTTCAGCAGATAGATACGCACCTCGTTTTGTTGACGTAGCTGTTAATGGTCGTATTGAATGGCTTGAAGTGGGAAAACCTATTGGTGTTGCTCGTAAATATATCGAAGTTTTGGCTAGAGCAAAGTCAGATACTTTTATTACTATTGCGCCTAATACTAACGATGAAAATCCTGTAAATTTGATTTCTCGTAATACATCGCAAAAATATCCATTCAGTGTTATCAAAGACCCTAACCCCCGTGGATATCAATGGTTGACTACTGTATTGTCACAATAATTTATTAACTGTACTGGAATTGAACCATGACATTTCTTGAACTCGCTAATCGCCTTTTATCTGAAGCAGATATTTCTGGCGCAGGATTAATCACAACGGCAAATCAACAGGGTGAGTACAAACAAGCTGTTGATTACATCAATACTGCGTATGCAGATATTCAACTACAACACGCCAATTGGGATTTCCTACGAGGAGATATGTCATTTAATACCATTATTGGTGTAAATAATTATTCTGAAACCGCTATCAGTTTAGCGGATTTAAGTGAATGGTCGCCAGAAACTATGCGCATCTATTTAACAGCAAATGGTATTGTCAGTGAGCAATATTTAATTCCTGTTGAATGGGATGAGTTTAGGGATTTATTCATGTTTGGGAATGCGCGTATTCAAACCGGATTCCCAACACATTTTACAATAAAACCTGCGGATAATTCGCTTACGTTTTATCCTATACCAGACAATGTTTACACGGTAGAAGGTGAGTATTATAAAAACCCTTTCACCTTAGTTAATGATACGGATACACCCAATTTCCAATCACGTTTTCACATGATCGTGGTATGGAGAGCTTTAATGTATTTTGCAACACAACTTAATGCGCAAGAGCTTTATGCTATCGGTAATATTGAATACCGTAAATTACTGTTTAAACTTGAACAGTTTGCGTGCCCAGCACCTACTACTTCGGAAGAACTCGCATGAGAATGAACGCGCTGCCTAATATTAAAACCCAAACGCAATACTCACGTTTTGCAGGTGGTCTTGATTTGGTATCGCCGCCACTTACGATTGATGCTGGTAAATGTATTTCAATTAATAATTATGAATGCAATGCGCTCGGTGGTTATCGTCGCATTGATGGTTATGAACGTTTTGACGGTAGACCTTCTCCTAGCGCTCAGAGTTACTATTATTGCCCTTGTTCGTTTGTAGCGACAGTTACGGTAGGACAAACGATTACTGGGGCAACAAGCACGGCTACAGGTAAAGTATTACGGGTTGAGTCCACTTATCTTATTATTGATAGAGTAACTGGGACATTTCAAGTTGAAAACTTTAAAGTAGGTGGAACGGTAAAAGGCGCGTTAACTATTTTACCTTCTAAAGATGGTCATCCCACTGGTGTTGGTCATGCGACTGCTCTTGGGTTGACTGCTGATGATTATCGCGCTGATATTACTGCGGTAAGTGGCAGCGGGGTAATTCGTGGTGTCTGTATGTACAAAGGGATTGCTTATGCGTTTCGAGATAACGCGGCAGGAACAGCAGTAAATATTTGGAAATCTACCTCTACTGGATGGCAACAAATCACTTTGTTTAAATCACTACCTTTTAAAAGTTGCACAGTAGATGTGCTTGATGGTGTAGTCATTAATCAAAAAAATTCTGGTGCGACAGCTACTATTAAACGCCAAGTAATTGAAACATCTCAAAATTTAGAAGATTTAGATGCCACAAGTCAAACTAGTATGACGATGGGTTTAGGATCACATACCTATATTATCGAAACTGGAAAAGCATTTATAGCCGGTCAAGCAATTATTTTGACAGCATCAGATTCACCTACTAATTATATGGAAGGTACAGTAACTTCATATAGTGGAAATAGTATTGTTGTCAATATTACTTCAAAAATAGGTTCTGGAACTTATCAAAATTGGGCGCTACATTCTGATCCATTACATCTTCAAAGCGATAATGGACGATTCATTATCAGCAACGTGACAGGTACATGGACAAATGATCCTGCTGATACCATACGTGTAGGTATTATTGATATTGCTGTTGTAGATTCGGATAGAGCTGTGATAACTGCTGGTAATTTTGTGATTGGTTCTAAATATGAAATATTGAGTTTGGATTCTACAAATTTTATTAGTATCGGCGCAACATCCAATACAGTGGGTGTTCATTTTACAGCTACAGGAGTAGGTAGCGGTACAGGTACAGCTTATTTAATATCTGACCCTGTTACACAAATTACTATTCTGCAAGGCGGTAATTACCAGTTTATTCAACATAACTTTTCAGCCGCGTCTGACGGTAAAAAATTATATGGAACAGATTCATTAAATCGAGCATTTGAATTTGATGGGGATGTTTATATTCCGATTAGAACTCAAGTTACTATCGACGCTCCAACTACTATTGCAGCGGTAAATGGTCAATTAGTATTATCTTATTTTGGCACTGCTTTATTCTCAGCGGTAGGTAATCCTCATGATTTTAGAACAACAAGTTTGGGATTCCAAGACGTTCAAGAATTTGGTGATACGATTACAGGTATGAGCGCGATTGTCGGTGGGGTTCTTGCTGTGGCTTGTCGAGATAGTTTTTGGCAAGTATCAATTGATACGCAAACATCTTTATATAAAGCAGATTTAATTTCACCGGATATTGGGGCGATTCATTATGGATTAATGAATTTAGGTTCTCTTTATTCGTTTGATGATAAAGGTATCATTCGTATTGTTCCATCGTATGTATTTGGTGGATTTGAACACGATACAATTAGTCGTGTTATCCAACCTGTTATCGATAGATTTAGAGAAAAAATAGTAGCAGTTGCCGCGTATAAAAGTAAAAACCAAGTACGTTTTTATGCAAATGACGGCACAGGTATCATCATGACAATGACAACGGGTGTGACGCAAACAGGTGCTGCGACAACAGGTCATGAATTTTCTGAATTAACCTATCCGGTCAATATTAGTTATGGGTGGAGTGGTGAGGATGCAAGCGGTCGAGATATCGTTTTACTTGGTGATGAAAATGGTTTTGTTTATGTAGCAAATACAGGTTCATCTTTTGACGGTCAACCTATTCAAGCCTATATTAGAACAGCGTTTAATAATGTAAAATCACCATCAGCGATAAAACGATTTAGAAAATTAGAAGTTGAACTTTCAACAGTCGGTTATTCTTACATTCGCTTTAATCCCGATTTTTCTTATGCTGATCCAAGTATTGCCACACATCTTCTTAAATATGAAGAATTACAAGGCGCAGGTGGTTATTGGGATGAAGCAGTTTGGAATGAATTTTATTATGATGGGAAAATCGTTTCTCAACCGGAAATTCGCATACAAGGAAGTGGAACAAATATTGGTCTAGTCGTTTTTTCAAATTCGGCTATTGATTTAGGACATAATTTATCTGGGGTTGTATTGCATTACACACCTAGAAAACTGAATAGATAATAAAGAGGATTAAAAATGTTAAATAGTTATGATCCACAGGTGATAGCAAAGCAATTCGGAGTATCATTAGAAGGTGCGCAAAGGATTATTGATGCGGATAAAGCATCCGTTGCAGCTACAGCGGCATCCAAAGCAACTACTAATGTAAACCTCACCCCTGTTACCAATAGTACAATTGCTCAGTTAGCTAATCCTTATAATTTTACTCCCGATGATTATATTGAACCTTCGACTAGAGCTGCAATGGTAAAATCTGGTTTACCACAAAATAATGATGCTCGTGCTTTAGCTCAAATGCAATGGTCACAAAATTATGAAAATACACAAGGCTATAAAGATTATTATGGCTTGACCGATGCTGAAAGACAACCTTTACGCGATAGTTTAAACGGTGTAGCGACATCTCAAGCAGGGAATTTACCTACTTCTCAAGTCGGTGGATTACCTACTTCTCAAGTTAGTAGTTTAGATACTTCTCAAGTCGGTGGATTACCTACTTCTCAAATTAGTAGTTTAGGTACTTCTCAAGTTGGTGGATTACCTACTTCTCAAGTTAGTAGTTTAGATACTTCTCAAGTCGGTGGATTACCTACCACTGGTATCCCCGCGTTAACTACTGCAGATTTGGCAGCATGGGGAAAAACTTTGCCGCAAAGTATTACTAGTGAGCAATTATCTGCTGCATTAAAATCTCAACAAGACGCTAATCAAACGGCGTTAACTACTCAAAATGCTGATTTTTTAAAAAATTGGAATACTTCCGCAGATACATTAAAAAATGATATTCTTAGTGGAGTTGATGCTAAGAACCAAGCTTTTGGTACACAAGCAACTAAAGGATTTATGGATGCTTTTAAAAATTTTCAAATACCTACTAATCAACAAACAGGTGTCAATCTCGGTAATTATAACGATAATCGAAATGCTGCTGCCGATCAATGGTGGTCACAATATGTTACTGGACGGAGATAAGTAAATGGCAACTGCCCCTATAAATTATGCAAAATTAAATACATTTTCCAATTTTGCTAAGCCTGATGAAACTCAATTTAATAATTATCGTAGCGGAGCAGCTACAAATGCTCCTTTGACCGATGCGTACGGAACACCTTATTCAAAAGCGTTGGATGTTTATAATACTTGGAGTACTGACCCAGAAGCGGTGGCATATCGAACAACTCAAAATTCAACTAAATATGCGCCCGTTGTTAATGCTGATGGCACACCTTTATTTGATCCTACTTTTTATAACGGACTAGCTACAGGTACAGTTAAACAGGAACAAGTCGATACGCAATTAAACACATGGGCAGATAGTATTTTAACAAAAGACCCTAATACAAATTGGTCATTAAGTGGAGGAGCTGTTGATAGTAACCCGACTTATGCAGCAGCTAAAAAGAATTTATTAAATAATTTGGCTAACAATCCTAATTTTGTTAATTACAATACTTCTCAAGCTGCTGCTAAAAAAGAAGCAGAAGATAAGGCTATTTCTGATGCCAAAGCTATTGAGGATGCTAAAATTGCTAAAGAAACTGCCGATGCTAAGGTCGCTGCTGAAGTAAAGGCAATTGCTGACCAAAAAATAATTGACGATAAAGCAGCAGCGGATGCTAAAACCTCAGCCACTGCTGCCGATACTGCAAGTATCGCTGCTCAAAATACAGCTATTACTAATGCGAGCGGAAACATCACTCCAAAAGATACTGGTTTAACACTGGATGCACAAGGGAATCCAGTAGTTAAGACTGCTAATATTACGCAAGGTATGATAGCAGATGCCACTAAAGGCACGCCTACTAATGTTAAATATGATGTAAATGGAAAACCCATCATAACTACCCCTACTTATACGACAGTAGATACAGGTATGCTTGGTAAAGTTACTGCGGATAAAGTTAACCCAGTAACTGTTGATAGAACTGGTACACAATCTGCCGCTGATATCGCTAAGTTAGTTGATGCTGCAAAATCTGTTGATGTGAATGTGACACCGGATTCTCTTGTTTCCAATCGATTATCCGGATTACTCGCTAAAAATAATCCCTATATTCAACAAGCGGTTAATGCAGCCAATCTTCAAGCATCTCGCAGAGGAATGCTTAATACGGGTGCTGCCGCAGGATTTGCCACCGATGCAGCTATTAACAAGGCATTACCTATCGCGCAAGCAGATGCAGCTACTATTGCAAAAGCTAATGAAGCGAATGCAGCCGCTGCCAATCAATTGCTTACTACAGGTCTTGATTTAAAATCAAAAGGTTTGATTTCTGATACGGGTAATAATGTTACCTTGAATACCACCCAAGCTAAATTAAATCTTGATGCAAGTCAGTATGATGCTTCTAATAAATTAACTGCAGATACGTTCAATGCACAGGAACTTAATAAAATTTTAACCACTAACAATGCGACTTTAAATGAAGCTCAAAAAGATGCGTTTACTATGTGGGGACAAATGGCACAAGCTGATACGTTATCTCAATCAAACGTATATAGAACAGTTGTTCAAGCTCAGTATGATGCTTTAAAACAAGGTGCTGCTGACGCAAATGCTCTTGCTCAAACATTCGCTACGGGTAATATTAATTTAGGCATAGCTATGCGTAAAAGCCTTGTTGATGCTGCCGCTACTGAAAGAAAAGCGGCTATTGATAAAGCTGCTGCATCACAATTGGCAACCGATCAAGCGGCTGCTGCAAAAGCATTGGCAGAGGAAACTCGTATTACCAAAATAGCTGATGCAGAAATAGCAAAAGTGGCTGCCAAACAAACTGCCGATATCAATTTAACATTAGAAACATTTAAAAATGATAAAGCAACGTTATCAGATGCGCGATCATTTATGGCGCAACAAGAAAAAGATAAAAATAATTATGCCAATACAGTAATGAATTCGGCAGATATTAAAGCGGCTGCAAAAGCAGATAATATCAATGCTTACAATTTAAAAACTGATGCTGCTACGCTTCAAACTTTACAGGCATGGGGCGTTCAAAAATTATTATCAACCAGTGATGCGGGTAAAACTGCTACTGCTTTGCTAAATGCTTAATTTATAATAGGAATTCAACATGGCACTCACTTCTGCTCAACAATTACAGCAATACCTAGATAAATCAAATGCGGAGCAATCTACTTCTAATTTTGCCAATTATCAAAAAGAAGTAGCAGCCAGACCGAAGGGTTTAGGTATGATTAATTTTAATCCCGAAACAGCTTCTTTGAAATTTAAAGAATCAGATATGAGTTATTGGGCAACTCCTCAAGCACCTGCTCCTGCAAGTGGTGGAATGAGTGTAATGTGTACACTCATGCGCGAATATGGGTATCTTGAAGATAACGTATTCATAGCTGATACGTTATTTGGTAATTTACTTGTGCAAACTAATCCCGAAATCATTGCCGGCTATCATGCGTGGGCAAAACCATTAACTGCGTTTTTGCGTAATAATGCGATTTATATTCCGTTATTTGCTTATATTGTTCAAGCGTGGGCGTATGAAATGGCAGAAGAATTTGGCATTATAAAAAATCGCAGTACATTTAAGCGATTAGTTGGTAAAATAGTGATGAATATAGGTAAGCCTATTTGTGGGTTTATCGGAACAATAATTTCATCATCACAAGGTAGCTATGAGTATCACCGGACTTAACGTACAAGCACATCACTTTATTGGCGGAGTTTACGCTAAAGAAGTGATTATTGACGATGGTTTTGAAGTTCAGCAACACGCTCATACGTTTGACCACATGAGCGTTCTTGTTGAAGGTTGCGCGATAGTTTGGCAAGGCGATACTCAAGAAACCTATTACGCACCTGCTGTAATTGAAATTAAAGCAGGTATCGAACATAGTGTTCAAGCCGTTAACGGTAGAGTAGTTTGGTTATGTATTCACGCAACGGATACTTGTGATGCTGAAAATATAGATGAAGTGCTTATCGGAAAATCCAATATGGTAAACACTGGTATTCATGTGGATGTTATTAGAATCAATTCGTTTATCGATGCTAATCCGCAACTTTGGAACAAATATAAACAGCGGACTGAACCTTCTCAATCGCCACATAGAGAAGTGGATGATATCTGGGTTTGCTATAATGATATTAAAAAATATAATCCACAAAATCCATTGGCATTTCATGATGAACATGAAAGCGTTTGGTATATTGATGATGCAAAATTCAAATCTGAAATTGCTAAGATTAACCGTGCTATTTGTGAAAAACACGATATTCATAAAACAGAATTTGGTGGCATTTTGATTACTCGTATTCCTGCCGGTAAACAAGTTTATTGTCACAGTGACAAAGGTAGCTGGCACGCAGAATACTATAAAGATAAATATTTAATCCCTTTAGAATCCAATGATAAACAATCTTTTAACTACGAAGGACAATCTGTTAT